GTCTGTTGAAGAAGACAACGCTATGATGACTACCGCCAATTTCCTTACGAATCCTAAGGTAATCGCGGCTATGCGTACAATTGGCAAGCAAGCTTCCGGTGTTGAAGGCAACTTCATCATGGACGCGCAAGGCACAGTCCTTGGTTCAAACGTGGCATCATCAACTCTAGTTCCGTCTAACCTTGCAAAAGGTACAGGCTCGAACTTAAGCGGAATGTTGTACGGTGACTTCTCTCAAATCATGCTTGGCTTCTGGTCAGGTGTTGATGTTGTTGTAGATCAGTCAAGCTTGTCAACTTCTGGCGGAACGCGTCTAGCATTCTTCCAAGACCTTGATATTGCATTAAGGTATCCTGAATCATTTGCCGTGATAAAGGACATCATTGCGAGCTAAAAAAAATGATTAATGGGCGGGGAGGGCTTCGGCCTTCTCCAACTTTAGGAGGTAGTATGCAGATAATTATTGAAATACCTTGCCATGTTCGCGGAGTTCCGCGCACGAGTGGTGACGTTATTGAAGTTTCAGAAGCGGAGGCGAAGCAATATTTAAGCTCCGGCCACGCTATTAAATTTGAAGTGAAAGAAAAGAAGACCTTAAAAAAGGCAGTCGAGAAAGTAATTAAACGATGAGCTTAGAATTTGACTCTGATTTTGACGGATACTTTGATGCATTATATGGTCACGGTGAATCGTGTACGTTCACGCCTGAGGGCGGGGCATCTGTTGCGATCAAAGTGATATTAGATCAGGAATATTTCGAGGTTCCCGGCGATACGGTCGGGGTCAATAGTACAACGCCAGTAGTTTATGGAAAGGCGAAAGATTTAAAGGCCGCGAAATACGGCGATCAGCTAAATTTTGCAGCTATAAAAGACCTAAGTGGCAACACAATAAAAAATGCGACAGTTTACAAAGTAACAGGCGTACAGCCAGACAACACAGGTTTGATCGTTCTAACGTTAACAGACACGACTGCAGCAGGTACTCTGAGCAGAGAAGATATTAACGTGGGTGGCGGATAATGCACGTCAGACAACAAATTAGAGAACACGTAGGAACGATTCTGTCGGGACTAACGTCAACTGAAAACAGGGTTTATCAGTCGAGAGTATGGCCCTTGAACGCGGATACCATGCCTGCTTTGCTTGTTTATACAACGACCGAATCATCAGATACTGACACGATGGGGCCGACACTAACATTGAATCGAGAGCTTGTTTTAATTGTCGAGGGATACGTGCGCGATATCACGGTTTACGATGACAAAATAGACACGATTTCAAGTGAAGTAGAAGTGGCAATGGCCGCAGATAGAACGCTGGGCGGTAAAGCAAAGTTTTCTTTTCTGTCAGGAACGGAAATTAATTATAATGGTGAAGGTGACCAGCCGATGGGTATTGTAAGTTTGCAGTTTACGATACAATATCGAACGGCGGTTAACGACCCGGATACAGGTGTATAATATGGAATTAAAAAGTCCAGATGGAAGCACGACAATCAAGGCTCACCCATCAAAAGTTCAATCATTCTTGGCTCGCGGTTGGGAGCCGGTTAAACAGGTGAAGCATAAAGCCAAAAAAGCTAAAGCAGAACCACATCAGGAGAATATATAAATGGCTACGCATACAGGTTCAGCAGGAACAATCAAAATCGGCTCAAACGCAGTCGCAGAGCTAAGAAGTTTTAGCATCGAAGAAACCGCCGACACGGTTGAAGATACAGTGATGACCGACACGGCTCGGAGCTTCAAGCCTACGCTGACATCGTTTAGTGGTTCTGCAGATGTTTACTGGGATGAAACTGACACAAACGGTCAGGTTGCATTATCTGTAGGAGCCGAAGTCACAATAGGCTTTTACCCAGAAGGCGCTGCGTCTACATCAACTTACTATTCCGGTAGCTGTATCGTTACCGGCGTAAGTCGCTCATCATCTTTTGATGGAATGGTAGAGGCATCTATTACCTTGCAAGGTAATGGCGCACTTACTACTAGTGTTGTCGCTTGAGTATTCTGTCAAAAGCCAAGACGCATTATCAGAGTGTTTTGGCTGCCGATCCTAAACCGATCGAGATTGAAGAATGGGGTGGGCGTTATTATGTCCGACCTCAAATTTCGGTCAAAAAGAAGATGGAAATTCAGCAGAAGCTAACTTCTGACAAAATGGATGAGGGGCTGGCGCTAACGGTCATTTATTATCTTTGTCAGGAGGACGGCGAGGGCTGTTTTACTAAACCTGAACTAACTGAAATCGTTAGGTCAGTTGATCCAGATGTTCTAATTCGGGTAGCTGGTGAGATCGCTGATATGCAGCCAACAGCGGATGATTTAGAAAAAAACTGATAGGCGATGATGCCCTACTTTTTTCGTTCCAGCTTGCGGAGCATTTGCACAAGACACAAAGCGAAATATTAGAGATGGGCATTATCGAGTTTGAAAGCTGGGTCGCATATTTTAAGGTGAAAAATGGCAAATAATCCCGTCAAAATTCCGATTACGGCGACCAACAAGACCGGCCGTGCCTTTTCGTCGGTCAATAAAGGCTTGAAGTCAATGGGCGGCTTCGCGAGTGCGACCGCCTTAAAAGTCGGAAAGCTTGGCGTGGCGTTTGGTGCTATGGGTATAGCGGCGGCCACCGTCCTCACGAAGTCTTCCATGCAAAGCATTGATGCTTTAGCGAAGACCGCTGACCAGCTTGGTGTTACAACTGAAGCGCTTGGAAGTCTTCAGCATTCAGCAAGTCTTGCCGGCGTTGAAAATAAGACGCTATCAAAATCACTGCAAAATCTTGCAATCGGCGTGTCAGACGCTGCCAATAACACGGGCATTGCTAAAGAAGCATTTCTAGAGTTAGGTATTAGCGCACAAGCGCTCGAAAAGCTGCCGATAGACCAGCAAATGATGGTCGTTGCAGACGCAATGAAAGACGTTAAGCTTCAGACAGATAAAGTGCGAATAGCAGCGGATTTGTTTGGTACGCGTGGTGTAGCAATGCTAACCGTGCTTGCAGGTGGTTCAGCCGGCCTTAAAGAAATGGCAGCCGAGGCAGATCACTTAGGCATCACAATATCTCGCGTTGATGCCGCGCAAATTGAGGTGGCTAACGATGCTGTTACACGCGCAAAAGGCGTGTTTACCGGGTTAGGTAATCAACTAGCCACAGCATTCAGTCCAATTATTGCCGGTGTAGCTGACAGTTTTAGACAGTCTGCATTAGATAGCGCGGAGTTCGGAAATACAGGGCAGAGGGTTGCAGACGCTGTTGTGAAAGCTTTCGGTTCAGCGCTTGATGTCATTTATGTTTTGAATCTTGCGTTTTTAGACGCAAAGATAGCATTGCTAGAGTTTGGATCGTCTATTGTTAAAGGTTTGGTACCAAAACTTAAAATTTTCATTGATGCTTACAACGCAGTGGCGCGGTTTGTTGGAGACACTGAAATTACAAACCCGTTTGGGCAATTTCTTGATGATAATAATAAGGCCATAGCCAAAACAAAAGAAGAGCTACAATCGTTATACGCAAAAGGCCCACCAAGCTCAGATGTTGACGCGTTCTATGAGCAAATAAAAGTTAAAACTAGAGAACTAGCCGAGGAAATCGCGAAGAACGCACCGGCCAAAGTTATGCTTGACGACCTGAATACTAACGGGGAGGCTGTACTTGAGCGGTTATCATTTAACGAAGAGCAACAAATTGCAGGCGAAAAGAAACTAGCCGCGTTTAAACAAAAATCATCAGTAGCTCAGACCAGCCAAATAGTCGGAGAATTATCGACTCAATTTTCCGCCATTGCTGGCAACAACAAAAAGCTATTTGCAGCAAACAAGGCGTTTCAGATTGCTAACGCGGTCATGCAGACTTATAGCGCGGCAACTTTAGCATTGTCATCTTACCCACCACCGTTTGGTTTTATTATGGCAGCAGCATCAGTTGCAAACGGTCTGGGTCAAGTCGCGCAAATTAAATCGCAGTCTTTTGAAGGCGGTGGATTTACCGGCAACGGTTCTCGATCAGGCGGCATTGATGGTAAGGGCGGATTTTCAGCAATACTTCACCCGAATGAAACAGTAACAGACCACACAAAGGGCCAAGGTTCTGGCGTGACAATTATAAATAATATAGACGCTTCCGGTGGCGGTGATGTTGATCTCAAGATCAGGCAGGCAATGGAGACTACTAGCGCAGCGACCGTGGCTCAAATACAAGACCTAATGCGCCGGAGGCGGTTCGTATGACAATATTTACGTTTCCGAGCATAATACCGACAAGTAGCAGTTGCGAAATCGTAACGAATACCAAGACGTTTAGAAGCCCGCTCACAAATTCGG